TGTGGCGTCTGCTGGAACAAGATTAAAGAGGTAGAGCATGGCTAGAGCACGAAACATTAAGCCAGGATTCTTCACCAACGACCTTCTTGCGGAGGTTGATCCTCTTGGTCGCATCTTGTTCGCTGGAATATGGACGATTGCAGATCGCGCCGGGCGCTTACTTGACCGCCCGAAGAAGATCAAGGCGGAAGTCTTACCGTTCGATAACTGCGACATAGATCAACTTCTTAAAGACCTCTCAAAACATGGTTTTATAACAAGGTATGAGGTTGATGGGTGCCGGTACATTCAGGTTGAAAACTGGTGCAAACACCAGAACCCTCATATAAAGGAATCACAAAGCACCATACCTGCACCATGCGAGTACGGTGCAAGAACCATACAAGAACAAGACGAGCAACAACCAAAACCGGAACGAGCCGGGCTGATTCCTGATTCCCTTAACCTGATTCCTGATTCCCTTAACCCGCCTCCGCTGGAGGCGATTGAGTCGGCAAAGCCGCCTCGCCAGAAAAAAGCGTCTTCGTTGCCGGAAGATTTCTCCCCTACCGAAACCGGTATCGCTTATGCCGTCACCCGGAGGCTATCGCTGGAAACCGAGCTTGCCTCGTTCCGAAACTGGCACCAAGCCAAGGGCACGACGATGAAGGACTGGCAAGCCGCGTGGCGAACGTGGTGCGACAAGGCGGTGGAGTTTGGCCGAGCGGGGCAGCAGGGCGGCGGCGGGGCGAGAGCTTCGCCAGCGGCAAATTCTCGTGACGAAGGCAGGCGGAAGGTTCTTGAAGTTTTGACAGGAGGAGGCAGAAATGAGCAACGAAGCGAACGTGACATTACCGGTGAAGCTGTCCGTATTGCCGGATAGCTGGGTCGAGAAAATTTTCTCGAAGATGTCTTCGTTGTACGGGACGTTATTCTCGGATCGGTGGCGTGATTGTGATCTAAATGATGTTAAGGCGGCTTGGGCAGAAGAGCTTGCCGGATTTTCAGACAACCCAGAATGCTACGGACTTGCCTTGAAAGCAATGGTTGAGGAATGTAAATTCCCGCCGACTCTGCCAGAGTTTTTTGCACTATGCAGAAAGAGCTACTCCCGCCCCCAGTTGGGTGCTATCGAGTACAAGCTGTCGCCTGAAGAACTTGAGCGCAACAAGGCGCGCGCAAAGGAAATGATTGACCATCTCAACCGGATTACACACTCATGAAAGCGTGCCCAAAGTGCGGCGGAGTGCTGTGGCGCCACCGGGTCTTGGCACCATCAAAGTGCGGCCAACTACCGGCTGGGTGGAGATTCCGCTGCCGTGAATGCGGGCACGGGGTATCGGTACGCGGGGGGGTGGTAATCAAGCCGACGATTGGGCGACCACGGCTGCCGGACTGGAGAATCGATGGACTTAGTGAAGCATCTGGTGGACTTTCTGCTGGCCAATCCGGGCCCGGCGTTTCTGAATTATCGGCGGCGCTGCCTGGCGCTGTGGGAGGAGACTTACGGCGAGGCGGTAGTGGCCAAGGTCAAGACAAGATTTCTCGCGGCAATAAAGGGTAAGAAATGACCTGGACGCCGGACATGGAGGCGGAACTGCGCAGCTTGATCCGAGCGGAATACCGGAAATGCGTTGCGCGTGACGTGGTATGCACCGGCAAGGCGACATTCAAGACCCGCGCCGATGTCGAGTTCGCTATCCGCCGAACCAAGCGGGTGGTCGCCAAGCGGCAGCCGTACAAGTGCCGTAACTGCGGCATGTGGCACATGGGAGGCACGGATCGCCCGAAGTCTAGGCGGAACCGCAATCAGTTTAAGCCGGTTGAGCCGGTTGAATCAATGGAGGGTATTGATGGCTAGGCCCATAAAAATTGCGGTATTGGTGACGTACCAAACCTTTAAGTGCTTTGAGAGCAGGGTTGCGGTGCAGGCGTGGCTGGAGGCCAGAGAGGACACTAAGCCATGCGAGGCCAAGGACAGCCCATGCGCTGACTGCTCTGTTGAGTATCGGGACGCGATGACGCTGGCCGGGAGATGCGCTCACCCTGAGACGGTGTTTATTGATGGCGCGGGGATCAATCAGCTTGACTCGCGCTGGCGCGACATGGTGAGGGGTGGCGGACTCTGCATTGAGTGACGGGTTTCTGGTGGAAAACGAGATTTCCGCAGGTTAGGGTAAGCGTTCTGGTGTGATTTGAATTTTTCGGGAGATTTGGCTATGAGTGGATATGGATTTGAAGGTACAGGCGACGCGCCGTTGGCGAAGATTGAGGACGTGGTGAGTGCGACTGAGACTTATATTTGTGAGGCGAAGCCCAGTACCAGCAGCGCGGCACCCAACTGGCGCTGCCGAAAAATCACTACGACCGGAGGCGTTAAGGTGACAACTTGGGCGGGCGGCGGGGAATTTAGCCAGATCGCCAACAACCGTGCTGCGCTGCTTTACACCTAAAGGAGATTACTCATGGAAAATAAAGAGTTCACGTATTCAGATTTGCAGTTGGTTGTCGATCCAGCGACTGGTGGTAAATCCCTTCGATACGGTAAAGATAGTGAGGTTGTATTACCCGACCCGGATGGTAGTGGCGGAAGCCTCGGTATCTTTGCCACGAAAGCAGCCCTCGAAACTGCACATCCTGCCGCCAGCAATGCAGGTTACAGCGCGGTTGTGGGGGCGGATGCTCCTTATGTACCGCATGTTAGCAATGGCATGGCTTGGGTTTCCGAGTATGCGTTTGAAAGTAGAAACACGCCATCTGATCTAGTAACAAACTTAGTAGTTGGCAAAGGGGCGATGCAGTCCCTAAACAGTGGTGCTAACATCGTTATAGGCAGACACGCATGCGCACTGGAAAACCCAATACCAGAAACAGAATTCGTTAATTATGTAATTTCGATTGGGGATGGGTCTTTACGGAGATCTAACTTACCGCACGATACAATAGTTATTGGTATGGATGCTGTAAATACATTGACTGGCGAGTTCGCAAATTGTGTTATCGTTGGCAACTCCGCCATGCAGTACACATCTGAAGCAGATAGTGTCATCGCTATCGGTCAGGGTGCATGCTCCGGTCAAGATACCGTCGATCAATCCCTAGTTAACGTAACCTGCATCGGTCAGGGTGCGCTAAATAAGTTCTCTGGTCAAGAAGTACTAGCTCTAGGTTTTGGTGCAGGTAAGCTGCTACTGACAGGTGATAATAATGTCATCATTGGTGGTAACGACGGTTCCACCATTAACGGTACAACAGGAAACGTCCTTATTTCAGAAGCGACCGAAACATCCAGTGGTGGTGGAAAAATCAGGGCGCACTTCATGGCCGGAGGCGGTTCATCATACTTTGGCAACGGAGTTCCGGCATCAGGGCTTGGCTTACAGGGAGACTACTATTTCCGCAAGGATGGTGGCACTAACACGCACATTTATTTTAAGTCTGGGGAGACTACGTGGACAGGTTTAGTCTAATACCCTCGATCAACACGACGATCATGACCAACGCCCTAGAAACCACCCTCAACGAAGCGCGGTGATGTTGGTGGCCCTTACACGTGCCAAGAGGTTGATCTTTCAAGCTTTACGGCATACCCGTAATCACAATCATGGCTAAAAAAGCACCTAATCAGAAGAGCAAGGTTACCGTGGGGTATGCAAGACTCCCAGGAAGAACTACTCCCGGTTCACATGCGTCTTTTAGTAAAACCTTTACGAAATCGGTACGCGAAAGTATGGCTGATGTTGTGAAACGCTTTAGTGATCTTATTGCCGGACTGAAGAATGCTTGCCCTGATACGCTTGAAACGGCTATGTTGCCTACTTTCGAAAAAGCGCAGTTATATTGCCCTAAGGATACAGGTGAATTAGTTTCTAGCGGCGACAGTGGCAGTCCAATTTTCATGGGTATCAATGGCGAGGCCGTTTTGCTCGGTAATATGTACGGTCAAGGTGGCCAGCTAGGAGTCAACTATGGCGACTTCATCTCACAAATCAATGCCGCGTTAGTGGCAACCGCAACAGCAAGTGGTGACGCAAACCCCTCGCAGTACGCAGTTAAGACGGCTGATCTCTCGGGCTTCACAGCGTACTGATGAACACCCTTATCCGCATCACCCTATTCCTGATGATTCCCGGCTCCAGCATCATCCTGGTGGTGTGGCTGTTGAGTCGGCTTCACTGTGGCACAAAGGATTTGGCTACATGAAATCACTCGCCTGCTTGCTGGTTTATTTTGCCGTCGGGCTGGTTATCGCTATCCCGATGCTGTCCATAATCGCCTGGGATGGCATTCGCTACCTGTGTGGCAACAAGGATGCGCTGCGGTGCCGGTGAGATATGGCAGCACAAGCTGATTGGAACGCAATCGAGGGACAGTACAGGGCCAATTCGACGCGCTCTATTCGTTCTATCGCTGCCGAGTTCGGCGTAACGGAAGGCGCCATACGGTCGCGTGCAAAAAGGCTTGGTTGGGTTCGCGATCCATCCAGTACGAAGCGCGAGATTGTGGAATCCGCCATGGCTGGAGTTCCAATAGATTCGCGCGGAATTACGCAGGACGAACTGCGTAATTTAGTTACGCAGGAGGCCACAAACGACCTGACAGACATGTCCGCCGGATTGAGTGTTGCGCGCCAATGCATTGGTAAGTTGAGTGAGATGGTGAAAACAGCGGATGATCCGCGCGAAATCAAGATCATTGTTGAAGCCAACCGTGGCGCCATTGAGACGATTCGCAAGATTCGCGGACTCGACCGCGAGGAAGAAAAGCCCAAAGACCCAATCGATGATATGACGCGCGAGGAACTGGAGCGTGAGATTCTGGCGATCTTCGATAATGCGAGGGTTGTGAATGGTGAGGCGACGGAGGTATGAGTGCGGCGATCAAGCTCAAAGACAGCCAGATGCGAGACTTGCTGCGCAAATACCGCGCGGCCAAGTTGCGTGAGCAGCGGCGGAAGGCTTGGACTTACTTTCCGGAGACCGGCCCGCTGCGCCGCGAGCTTTACAAGAAGCACATGGAGTTCTTCGAGGCTGGCGCTACCTATCGTGAGCGCTGCTTCATGGCTGGGAATCGCACGGGAAAGACAATCTCTGGAGCTTTTGAGTCTGTGCTGCATCTGACCGGGCTCTACGACGATATCGCGCCATGGTGGTGCGGCCGTAGGTTCACTGAACCGGTGCGCGGATGGGCATCTGGCAAAACAAACGAGACGACGCGGGATATTTTGCAGGCCAAGCTGTTTGGCGAGATTGCTTACAGCAACGGACGTAAGACCGTGACCGGCACCGGGCTGATTCCCGGCGACCTGATCGGTGATATAACGTGGAAGCAAGGTGTTTCTGATTTCATCGATACGGCGAAGATCAAGCATGTCACCGGCGGATGGTCGATGCTTGGTCTCAAGAGCTATCAGCAGGGGCGCGGTTCTTTCGAGGGCACCGAGCAGCATTTTGTGTGGCTAGATGAGGAGGCTCCATTGAGCATCTACGGTGAATGCCTGATACGTACCGCAACAACGAACGGTCTCGTGATGCTTACCTTCACTCCGCTAGAGGGGTGTACGGAAACAGTTTTGCAGTTTTTGCCAGAGGGTGTTATTTATGAGTGATTCTGGCGGTTTGTGGCGACAGATTTGTGGGTATCCACGGTATGAGATTAACGCCGATGGGGTTGTTCGCCTGCTGTGTGGGCGTGCCGCTGGTCGCGTGATCAAGTCGGAAACATTGATGAGTGGCCGTCGTTCATACCGGTTATGGACTGGCACGCAATACAAGCGCCACAATGCTGCCAGATTGGTAGCGCTCGCATTTTTTGGACAACCGCAGAGCCGGGAATTGCAGGCTGCGCATAACGACGGCACAAAGACAAACGACGTGCGCGAGAATATCCGATGGGCGACACCACAAGAGAACCAAGATGACAGGCGCCGACATGGAACCCGATGCGATGGGCAGCGTAATCCAGCGGCCATCTTGACGCCTGATCAGGTGAGCGAGATACGGCTTCTTTATCCGTCCAATGTGACCCAAGGGCAGCGCGGGCACGGAATCACGCTTAAGTCTCTGGCGAAAAAATACGGCGTTAGCCACACGCAGATATGGCGTGTTGTGCGCGAGTTGAGCTGGGGGACTTGAGGCATGCCAGCTATCTCGGCAACGAAGTACCTTGTCATGGCTGGTTGGGACGACACGCCCCATCTGGACGAGAAAACCAAGCGCGAGCTGCTCGAAGCGACGCCTGCACACTTGCGCATGGCGCGCTCGAAGGGTATCCCGATCCCTGGTTCGGGCCTGATCTTCCCCGTCGATGAGAGCACGATCCGGGTTGATCCCTTCCCGATTCCTGCGCATTGGCCGCGTCTTGTTGGGTGGGATTTTGGCTGGGATCACCCGTCGGCTGGTGCTTGGACGGCTTGGGACAGGGATACCGACACGATTTACCTCTACGACGGCTACCGCGCGAGTGAGCAGACGGTCGGGCAGAATGCTGACGCCATCAAGAGCAAGGGCGCGTGGATTCCTGTGGCGTGGCCGCATGACGGCCTACAGCACGACAAAGGGTCTGGCATCCAACTGGCGAAGCAGTACCGAGACAAGGGCTGTAAGTTTCTCCATCATTGGGCGCAGCACGTCGAGGAGGGGATTGATCACGAGACCATCGCTGCCAAGACGAGCGTGGAAGCTGGACTGTCTGACATGCTGACCCGGATGAAGGAAGGGCGGTTCAAGGTATTCAGCACCGTGTCAGAGTTTTTCGAGGAGATGCGCCTCTACCATCGCAAGGACGGCAAGATTGTGAAGGTGCGCGACGACATGATCAGCGCTTGCGTGCACCCAGAAACTCGCGTCATCACTCGTACCGGGGCTACGCGCATAGCGGAGCTGGTCGGCACATCCGGAGAGGTGCTGAGTGCGGGCGGAGAGTGGGCGCAATACCACTCCTGCCGAAAGACAAGAATTGACGCCGCCTTGGTGCGCGTCACATTCGATGATGGTTACGAACTGCTTTGCACCCCAGATCATAAGCTACTCTCTGCCTCTGGTGAATGGGTGCAGGCGGTTGATGCTACTGGTTTATTGTGTCATAATGCCATATCGCATAGCGGAAACGGACAATGGACGAAATCACCTATAACGGGAAGCGTTTCACGCGCTTCGGGAACTACTTCCGTAGCTCACGAAAATTCCTGCATCGTGCAATTTGGGAGGATGCTAACGGCCCAATTCCAAAGGGCTATCACATCCACCATAAAGACCATGATCGGGGCAACAACGCACTTGAGAACCTTGAGATTGTGCATGGAGCGGAGCACCTATCTAGGCATCACAAGGGGCATGGGCGCCGCCCGGACGCAGCTCTCGTCGCTCTCGTTGAATGGCGCAAGACTGATGCTGGTAAAACATTCCATCATGAGATGGGGAAGAGGAACGAACACTTCCTCCGACAGAAGAAGGAATTCATTTGCGAATGCTGCGGTAGTAAATTCACAACAGAACCACATGGCAGAAACCGGTTCTGCTCAAACGCATGCCGAGCCAAGCAACGGCGTCGCGATGGCGCCGACAGAGTGTCGGCCACTTGCCAGGTTTGCGGAACCCAGTATCTCACCAGCAGGTTCAAGCCAAGCCAAACATGCTCATGCAGCTGCGGTCGCAAGCTCTGGATTGCCACTCCCGCCGGCAAAGAGCATATCGCGCGTCTTGCAAGTGCGAGCCGACGGCCGAAGTGATGTGTATTGCATGGAGGTTCCGCGCTATCACGCTTTAGCCGTGGAAAATGGCGTGGTGGTGCATAACTGTCGCTACGGCATCATGTCGCGGCGCTGGGCCATCGTTGAACCTAACGACGAGGCAGAGGCACCCAGTCCAGCGCGCAACTGGCGAGTTTGATTTGTAATTTGTCAACCATTAACCGGCAAGCCTTTCTATTTAGTCTGAGGCGTTTCCGGTAGATAACGCGATGGCTTGGATCGAAAGTAGCACTCATGAGAGAACTCGTGAGTGCACTTCATGGCCAGCGCTTCTGAGCTGGATGAAAACAAGACGGCCGCTGTGGCGGATCGCCACGGGGAGCCATTGTCACGTCAGGAACTTGCCGGGTTCCTGGACGAGATGCGCGACCAGCCGAACTGGCGTCGCGAGGCCAACAAAGCCTGTGATTATTACGACGGAAACCAGCTAGACGCCAAGACACTCGCCGATATGGCCGAGTTGGGCATGGCGCCGATCATTGAGAACTTGATCGGGCCAACCATCGACGCGGTGCTTGGCTTGGAAGTTAAAACGCGCTTGGATTGGCAGGTCAAGGCCGCCAAAGATAAGCGTGACAAGGAAGTGGCCGAGGCGATGAATGTTCGCCTCAGTGAGGCCGAGCGTGAATCCAAAGCCGATCGCGCTAATTCCGAAGCCTACGCCAGCCAGATTAAGGCCGGGATAGGCTGGGTTGAGGTCTCCCGCGAGATCGACCCATTCAAATACCCCTACCGCTGTACTGCTATCCACCGGAATGAAATGTGGTGGGACTGGCGCGCGAAAGAACCCGACTTGTCGGATGCGCGCTACATCGTCCGCCGCCGTAGGCATGAAGCCGAGGTTTTGGCCTTGGGCTTTCCTGAGCACGCCGAACTCATCAAGTATTCCGCTGCCGATTGGCTGGACTTCGATCCGGTACTGATGGGCGACGAAGTAACCGGCCTGGCCATGTCGCAGGAAGAGGAGCGAGGATGGGGAATTCATGACTCCGACTGGCGAGATTCGGTGCATCGCCGGGTGATGGTCTATGAGGTTTGGTATCGCCGTTGGGTGCGTGCCAAGGTGCTCAAAGTGGCTGGCGGTGGCGCCATGGAGTATGACCCGGACAACAAGCGCCACAACGCTGCGGTGGCGGCCGGTGTTGCGACCCTCGAAGACGCGATCTTTTCAAAGATTCGCGTGGCTTGGTTCATGGGCCCGCACAAGCTCTTGGACATGCCAAGCCCGTACAGCCATGGGCGCTACCCATACGTTCCTTTCTTTGGAAAACGCGAGGATTTAACTGGCGTTCCGTATGGCCTGATCCGTCCGCAGATTCCAATGCAGGACGAGGTCAACGCCCGCAACTCCAAGATGGTGTGGCTACTCTCGGCCAAGCGCGTGACCGCTACCAAAGGCATGGTCAAGGACAAGAACCGGGCACGCAGCGAGGTTGCACGGCCGGATGCGTGGATAGAACTGGAACCGGATGCGCCGCCTGGCGGCGTGTTCAGGGTCGAATCTGACTTCGCCCTCAACGCCCAGCAGTATCAAGCGCTGATCGATAAGCGCGAATCCATCAAGAACGTCGGCGGCATCTACAACGCCATGATGGGCCAAGACGGTAAATCCACGTCCGGCATCGCCATCAACTCACTGGTCGAGCAGAGCAATCAGACGCTCGCTGACATCAACGATAACGCCCGCTTCTCGCGTTCGCAGGTGGGCGATCTACTGCTATCGCTGGTGATCGAGGACATGGGCGACAGCGAGCAAGAGGTGGTGGTTGATGGTGGCGGACTCAAGGCCGCCAAGACCATCCTTCTCAATGGCCGCACCACGGCTGAAAACGGTATGGAGTTCCGCACCAACAATGTACAGATGGCCAAGCTCAAGGTGGTGCTGGCCGATACACCAAGTACGCCGAGCTATCGTGCACAGCGCGCCATGCGTCGCGTGGAGTTGGTTAAGTCTCTTCCGCCACAAGCGCAATTGCTGTTGCTCGATTTCGTCATTGCAGGCGAGGACGATCCGGACAGCGAGGCAATGATCGAGCGGTTGCGCACGTCGCTCAACTTGCCGACACCCGGCGATGAGCAAGACCCCAACGGCATGCCGCAAACCCCACAGCAATTGCAGCAGGTTATCGGCGAAGCCGTGCAGCAGGCGCTCCAGCAGGCTGGTGTCGAGTTCAGGGATCGTGAGCTATCCATAAAAGAGCGTGACGCTGAGACGCGGCGAATTGCCGTTGATCAGGACGGCGAACACAAAGTGCTCGACCTGGCGATGCGCAACGCAGGCGGCAATCAATTGCCAGCGGGAGCCATGCCATGACCAGCCAAACGAGTTTCAAAACGCAGCCCAGCGATACGGGCAATCCCCACCAACGCGGCGCAAGCCGCAATCCACAACCTCCTACCGCTTCCCGGCGACAAGGGAGCCGCGCGCGCATGCGTTCGGCACGGAGAACTGAGCAATGAGCGGAACCAAAGACCTGGCCTATTACAACGCCAACCCCGAAGACCTTGCCGACATGTCGCCTGAGCAGTTGGAAGCTTTGGCATCCGGTGAGTCTATTTCCGATTCGACCGAAGAGAGCAGGGACGACAAGCAGGAGGGCGGCGCAACGTCCGGCGCTGCCACGGCGGAAGGGAATACGGCAACCGATGATGAATCGGCGGCCGCAGCGGAAGGCGCGACAGAGACAGAAGGTGATGACGCCGAAGGTGTGCTGGCGAAGGATGGCAAGAATGTTTTGCCGTTCTCTGTGCTGCAAGGCACCCGCGAAGAGAAGGCCCGACTCGAACGTCTGGTGCATGAGCAGACGGCCGAGATAGAGCGTCTCAGGGCGGGTGGCGTTGCTGGCGACGAAGGTAAGGCCGCAACTGCCGAACCAGACGCGCCACTACGCTTGACCGAGGAGGACTTGGCTGCGCTTGAGGAGGAATCCCCATCGCTGGCGAAGATTCTGCGAGCGCAGCAGGCCACTATCGACCGATTGGCCGGTGAAGCCGCCGCGCGCACCGAGGAACGTGGCCGAGAGGTCGCCGACGAAGTGCAGTCAATTATCGATGGCAAGCCAAAGCTCGCGCACCTGCAAGCCACCAACCCTGAAGCCTGGGCGGAAGTCATTGCTACAGACAACCGCCTCGCCTCATCTGGCAAGTGGAAGGGTAAGCCCATGGCCGAGCGTTTCGATGCCGTGGTGCGCCTCTACGAAGCCGAGAACGGCGCAATCCAGGTTCCAGGAGGAACCGCTACCGCTCAACAAACTGAAACAAAGCCTGCCGCTGCCTCGCGTCGCGGGCCGACGACCCTCTCGGATCTTCCGGGCGGTGCGGCGGTTCCGGTGGATGAGCAAGCGTCCATTGAGCAGGCCAGCTCGATCGAACTGACCCGTCGGTTCGAGGACATGACACCCGAACAGATCGATGCGTTCATCGCAAGTTCTGGCGGGTGAAACCCATTTAATCCCCATAGGAGATAGTAAAAATGTCAACCAATATCCCATACGGTTCGCCGCTGGCGGTTAAAACTTTCTCTGGTGCTGTGTTCGCACAGACTCAGAAAAAGCCAAGCCTGCGCAAGAACCTTACCGGCCCAGCACCAAAGCAAGTGGATGCTGAAGCCAATCTGCGCGGCCAGTCGAACCCCGACATGCCCATCGTTCAGGTACGCGACCTGGTGAAAAACGCTGGCGATCAAGTATCTGTCGATCTCTTCAATATCACGACCGGCAAACCTGTCATGGGCGACAAAAAGCTCGCTGGCAAGCTGATGCCGCTGACCTTCGGCTCCATGGACGTGAAGGTTAATCAGTGGCGCGGTGGCGTCGATGGTGGTGGCCGCATGACGCAGAAGCGTACCAAGCACAATTTGCGCGGTATCGGTATGGCCAATCTGGCTGGCTGGGCCAATCGACTGGAGGATCAAGTCTGTTTGGTGCATCTGGCTGGCCAGCGCGGCAGTCAGATCACCAAAGACTGGGTTGTGCCGCTCGATACTGACCCGGACTTCGCCGACATCATGGTGAATGCCCCGCAAGCGCCGAGCTTCAATCGCTACTACACGGCAGGCGGCGGATCTACTCCTTCCGGTATCAGCACATCCGACTTCCTTGCATTGGAAGACATCGACCGCCTCAAGGCCATCATCGAGGACATGGACTTCCCTCTACAGCCGATCAAGCTGCCGGGTGACGTTCAGGCCGACGACGAGCCGATGTACATGTTGCTGGTGACTTCCCGCCAGTGGCACTACATCCAGAAGAACACCAGCGGCCAAGTGTGGCGGACTTTCCTGCAACAGGCGTGGAACCGCGCCAGTTCATTCGAGGGCGGCAAGAAGCATCCGCTGTTCTCGGGCGAGCCTGGCATGTGGAACAACATCCTGATCCGCAAGATGGGGCGCGCCGTGCGTTTTGATGCGGGCGATCTCATCAATCACTACAGCAATCCAACCACGCTGGTCACATCGGGAGCCAATGCTACGGCGGGTGTTGCTGTTGACCGCGCGCTGCTGCTCGGCGCTCAGTCGTTGATCGATGCCTACGGCGCCGACACGGATTCTGGCACCTACTACCGCTATTTCGAGCGAATGGTGGCTGAAGACCACAATAACAGTGTCGAGTCATCGGTGTCCGGTATCGGTGGGAAGGCCAAGGTGCGCTTTACCATCGACGGCGCGCCGGTTGATCACGGCGTCATTGCCATAGACAGCTACGCACCCGATCCGCGTATCTAATGAGTAGATCAGGGCGGCCATAACCAAAGCCGCCTTGATTGACCCACGTATCCAATAAAGGAGATTTACCATGGCAACAATTCAAGTAAGCAACCTCACAAACCAAAGTCCGCGCCATATAGCCACTTCTGGAAATGAGTTCGTCGAGCAGTATTCGCTCGCCGTCCCCGCTGCCGGTACGGTCAACGGTGTTGATATAGCCACCGGCGATGTGATTCAGCTTGGCATTCTGCAAGCTGGTTGGAAACTTTCGCCACAGGCGGCTGATATCGTTATCACCGATGCCTTCGGTGCTGGCGTAACCGGCACGCTCGGCTTCGCTTACGTCGATGGCGTCGATGTGGCTGGCGCTGGCGCACAGGATGCGGACTACTTCCTTAAAAGCAACGCCCTGTCCACTGCTGCCATCGTTCGCGGCAACAACGAGGCGGTCAAGCCGATTACCCTGACGAAGGACGCCTACCTCACGCTGACCCTCGGCGGCACGTCGCACGATGCATCAACGGCGAACCTGGAAGTATTCATCCGGGGCGTCAACGCTGGCACGCTGTAAAGCAACAACCTACCCCAGCCCGTGTCATACGGGCCGGGGTTTTTCGATTCTCAAGCGAGGATTTACAAATGGAAACTTCCCCAGATAAATTTGATTCACGCGATGCTGAAGGCATTATGGATCCCATCATTGATTTGATGGATGATGAGAATGAAGTTTTTGTTGGCCCGCCTGGCTCCAGCCGCGTGGTTATGGTGCCAATCAAACATGTGGGCACGCGCCCGAGTAAAACAGATAACGTGGCTGGCAGTGGATTAACATGGAATGGCGACGAAACTCACCTTGTTCCTGACGACAAGGCATTGATCCTGCTGCGTTACCCGGACGTATGGACATTCGATAAGGCTTATCTCGATTCCGCCAAGGACGATCCTGATTTGATCGGGTTGATTCCTGTAACAGTTCATATAACCACGGCCGATTTTGAGGCTGTTGCCAATGGCGAGGCTGAGTTGATGGTGGTTCATCACGCCGATACCGCGCCAAAATCCTCGCCCGAAGTCGCAGCGCCTGCTGTCGAAGAGGATGGCGACGGCGCACCTGGCCCAACGCTCAACGAGGAGCTGGACGCGCTCGACAAGGATGGGCTGATCGATTTCGCCGCCAAGCATGACATCAAGCTCGAAAAGCGTATGGGCGAGGACAAGATGCGCGAGAAGATACTAGCCGCGCTGGCTGGCGCCCCGGAGTAAGTCGTGGCCGTCACGATGCAATCCATCGTTGATCTTGCCCGGGTCGATATGAACGATCCGGGTAAGTTGCGCTGGTCTGATGCGAAGCTGCTGGCCTACGCCAACGATGCCTTGCAGGTTGCCCGTGAGTGGCGTGCTGACCTGTTCGTCGGGTCGCTGGGCACGCCACTGGCAGACCTGTTGCTGGCCGATAACTGCCCGCTGCCGCCTGCCTACCGGCGCATTATTGCTGACTTCATCATCGGTCGCGCCGCCATGAAAGACGATGAGAACGCGCAGAATGGACGGGCGCCAGCTTATCTGCAAACCTTCACACGGGCCATCGGCGTATGAAAACTTGGGCCACCTTCCTCGATTATGTGCAGCCATGGGTGTCTGGTGCAAGTCAGCCCATGGCCGAACATGCCATCAAGCTCGCCGCCATCGAGTTCATGCAGGTGTCGCGCTGCGACCGGCGCACGTTGGCCGCCGTCTCGACAGTGGCGGACAGCTCGGCGGCGATCACACTTACTCTGCCAGCCGCGACAGAGATTGTGCGTATAGAGAGCGTGCAGTTCCAGGATGGGGAGTTCCTCGATCCACTGGAGATCAATATCACCGACACGACATTGGTTAATGAATCCGGTGAGCCGAAGTATTACCAGCGTGACGCCTCGAACAGTAAGTTGATCGTGCTGCCGCGCGCCGACGCGGTGTATTCGTTGGTGACGCGCGTTTCGCTCAAGCCGACGCTTGCCAGTACCGGCGTCGATAACGACAACATCGCCAACCGCTACGCCGAGGCTATTGGCTGGGGCGCGATTCATCGCCTGCTGTCTATACCCAGCAAGCCGTGGTCTGACATGGGCGCAGCCTCTTTGTATATGAGCAAGGCCAAGATGGCGCAGCAAGATGCGCTATCCGACGCCGATCTTGGCGACACCAGTGCGCCGCAACGTACTCGCTCGGTTTTCGGGCTTCGATAAGGGAGAGTAAGCAATGGCGGTCGAAGAGATTAAGAGTGTGTTCACACATACTGGGCAATACATCGGTGTCGTGCTCCAGGCGCTACTGTTCGCGCTGATTGGTCTCGCCATTGGGCTTGGCCAATTATTGGCCAGCAAGGAGGAATTGACGCCGCGCATCATCATCGGGCGATGCCTTTCAACTGCCGGTCTGGCGATTTCTTCCGGTGCCGTATTGGCCTGGATGCCGGAGATTCCTGTAATAGCGCAGATCGGCATAGCGGCGACGCTGGCAAGTCTTGGTACGTCAGGGCTTGAGCGCATCGTGCAGCGTGTCGCATCGGGCATCGGTAAGTAAAGATGATGTGTAACCACAAAGGGAACCGCTAATGGCTGCATCACCACTCTCAAAAGAAGAGCGCGCGCGCACCATGGCGGCGTATGAGCGATGTAAAGGTAATGTCTCGAAGACTGCGAGACTGCTGGGCATTCCGCGTTCAACCTTGCAGAACCGTCTTAGAGAAGCGAATCGGCGCGACGAATTAGCGGAAATGGCGCCGAAAGGCGCGTCTGACGTGGATGAGCGCATGGAGCTGCTTGAACGCATCCGCACGCTGGAGGCGGCTATGGTCTCGCAGAAGCGCGAGGCGCTGAACGAGAATTTCATTAAGAAGCAGATCATCGGACTTCGCTCAGATTACGATGTGCTTGGACGCTCGAAATGGCTTGCTCCAAAGGCGCGGCGCAAGGGCGATGTCACACAATCCACGCCGACGCTGCTGCTATCAGACCTCCATTGGGGTGAGGTGGTAGATCAAAAGCAGATGTCCGGGGTGAATGAGTACAACATCGAGATTGCCAATCGTCGCCTCAAAGCGGTAATCAATAAATCAATCTCTCTGTTGCGCAACCATATCACTGGCATAGAGTATCCGGGCTTCGTATTGTGCTTGGCAGGCGATATGCTGGCTGGAGATATTCATGAAGAGCTGCGTGAAACAAATGACGGGGCCACCTTCTCGGCGCTACTCAACCTGCTCTCGGCGCTGATCGCTACCATTTCCCTGTTGGCTGACGAGTTCAATCATGTCTATGTGCCATGCGTGGCCGGAAATCATGGCCGAACGACGCGCAAACCACGGGCGAAGCAGCGCAACGTGACCAACCTGGACTGGTTGATGTACCAATTCCTCGCGCTGCACTTTCAGGACGATAAGCGGGTATTTATAGATTCTCCTGACAGCCCTGAGCTGACATATAAGGTATTCAATCACACCTATCACCTGTGCCACGGCGATCAACTTGGCAAGGGCGGCGACGGCATCATTGGTTCATTCGGCCCGATCATCAGGGGCGACCATAAGCGCCGCTCGTTGCAGTCGCAACTGAACAATCCGTACAACACGCTGATCCACGGCCACTACCACAACTACGCGGCGACACAGCGCTTTATCTCGAATGGCAGCTTGGTTGGCTACGATGAGTACGCCCTGGCTAACGGGTTCGGGTTCGAGATACCGCAACAGGCATTCTGGCTGACGCACGCTGACCACGGCATCACGTTCTCAATGCCGGTACATGCTGATGAATCGAAGAAGATCGAAGAGCGTGGTGATTGGGTGACGTTTAGGAGCTCATCAAAATGACGACACCAATAGAACGTGCCAGCGCCATTATCCACATTGGCAACGAGGTTGCCGCCTTGCGCGGGTACGCCAGACGCAGGAATGACACGAAGAAGTTCGCTAAGGTGCCGGTGGCTGTGATGGAAAGCCTTTTGATGCACCTGCCAAATTATCCGAGCGTGTTTGATCTCGAAGAGTTGTCCAAATCCAGGCCGGACATTCTACAGGTGCCTTGATATGTCTGCTAAGTGGATTTTTATGTGGGTGGATGAGAAAGATCGCTTCGGTGACTCGGTTGTTAATACGATTTGGCTTATTGCACAAATCGCATTCGCAGCCGGAGTGGTCTTTGGGGCGCTATTTGTTTGGCTGCTTCTGCCATACCTGTTGTCTCTGGTGGGCAGTTGAGAAACCCTGCGGACGTGACGATTGGACATTACATCGCGCTAGGCGTGGTGGTCGTATTGACCGCGCCGCTATGGGGTTCGCTTGCTTTCATTGCTTGGGGCGGCGCTAACGTGATTGATTTGCTGGATGGCGACAACAACATTTGAAGGAGATAGGACACGATGACAACTGACATTTACTTTGTATCACCCTCTGGAAGCGAGGTCAGCGCCCTCGATGCCGCCAAAGCCCTGGTGCATGGCGACCGTGCCGCCGACTATGGCCATCCGCTCGACGATTTCACTTGCACGGCGGCGATGTGGAGTGCCTATCTATCGCGTAAAGGCACTCCGATAACGCTCAAGCCCGAGGATGTCGGCTTAATGATGGTGATGGTGAAGCTGTCGCGCGAGGCTGGGCGACATAAGAACGACAACCTGATTGACGGTGCAGGCTATTTCGAGACGGTAGCCATGGTGCATAGCGAGAGATTACGTCGCGAGATGCTGGCCGAAACCTTTGGGCCCGTCAAATGAGCATCTTGACTGTAGATCACCTGCGCAACACCATCGGTATGCCGGAGGGGCGAGCTAATAAGCTCATCGTCCCGCTCAACTCGGCCATGGAGGAGTTCGGTATTGATACGCCTAAGCGCGTGGCTGGTTTTATTTCTCAGTCTGCGCACGAGTCAGCGGCTTTCTCGCGCCTGTCCGAGAACCTGAATTACTCTTCCGAGGCGCTGCTGCGGGTTTTCTCGCGGTACTTTACCCAACAGGAAGCACTGGAATTCGCCCGCAAACCGGGGGATATCGCATCCAGGGTCTATCAGAACCGCATGGGCAATGGCGACTACAAAACGCGCGACGGCTGGAAATTTCGTGGTCGTGGCGTTATCCAGATCACCGGCCGTGACAACTATCAGTTGTGTGGCGATGCTCTCGGTGTCGATCTGATCGAAAACCCTGACCGGCTGCTAGAGATTGATCTGGCCTGTCGCTCGGGTGCGTGGTACTGGGACTCTCGCAAACTCAACGATCTGGCCGACGAGGGTGATGTCGTTGCTATGACGCGGCGTATCAATGGCGGATTGAACGGCTTGAAGGATCGGACAGAAATCTACTCGAAACTGATGCGCGTTCTTACTGTATAGGGGGTCTCATGCTTGATATTCCATCCATTCCAATACTCTACCGAGTCATCTTGATGCTGGCGCTGGCGGTCTCATGTGTCACGTTCGGTTATGTCCAGGGCATTCGATCTGAAGCTGATCGGAACGCTGATTACCGTAGTTCCGTGGAGGCAACGGCGGTGGCCCAATTGGCTACCGTCGCTGCCAAAGTCAAGCAACAGAAGCAAATTACCGAGGACACAGCCAATGCCTACACTCAAGCTCTGTATTACCTGCGCAACCATCCTGTTAATCCAAGGGTGCGCCAGTCGTCCCATTGTGGTGGCAGCGCCATGCCCGCCGTTCCCGATGCCACCACAGGAGTTGATGGTGGCCCCGCCGACGCTGGAGATGGTGCCGTCAGCCCTGCGCCCGACATCGAAACGGCCTGCCGAGAAACCACGCTCCAACTGATCTGGCTGCAAGACTGGATCACGCGGGAGGCGCAGCCATGACCGGCTGGGTTATCCGCCAGTATCGGGGTATTGCGCCGCGCGCCGAGCCACGGCTGCTGGCTGACAATCAGGCGCAGTCGGCATACGACTTCACGCTCTGGCATGGCAGCTTGCGGCCTTTGCGCAATAACCTCGAAGTTATCCCGGCGCTACCGAAGGTTGGCACGGTCAATAGCATCTACCGTTTCGGCAAGAGCACGGATAGCGACTCGCTTTACTGGTTCCACTGGCTTCCTGATACCGATGTTGTGCGCGGCTTCGTGGCTGGAGACGAGTATGAGCGCACCTACTGGACTGGCGGTGGCACCGAGCCGCGCATGACAACATTCCAACTGGCCACAAACGGCGGGAGTAATTACCCGATGGCCTCCAGAACACTCGGGCTGCCGCGCGGCGTGGCGCCAGGTGTCTCGAAAAGCGGTACACCTACCGGAAACCCGGAGACGCGCGCCTACGTCTATTGCTGGGTGACGGCTCTTGGCGAGCTGGGGCCGCCCTCTGCCGCGTCAAGCCTCATCACTGTTGAGGACGGTGAAAGCGTCACGATTACCGGGATTCCTGCGGTTCCGCCCACAGGCAACTACGACATCGCTGGCAAGCGGATTTTCCGGGCGACGGCGGGAACCTACCTCTACGTCGCCGAAATCAACGCGGCAGCTACCAGCTACGTCGATTCGGTGGCCACCGCCAATCTTGGCGAGGAGATACAGTCGCTCTATTGGGACATGCCACCGGCCGGGTTGTCTGGACTCACAGCAATGGCCAATGGCATCATGGCTGGCTTCAAGGGTAAGGACATCTACTTCTGTGAGCCGTTCTACCCGCACGCATGGCCGCAGAGATACATCATGACGGTGGATGATGATGTGGTGGCGCTGGTGGCATCCGATACCACGCTCATTGTCATCACAAAATCACTTCCCTACACGATCAGTGGCACGCATCCAGAATCAATGGCCATGGTCATGGGCGCGCTGCCGCAGGCTGGTGTGTCAAAGCGCTCTGCCCTGTCCAGCGGCAATGGTGCAATCTACGCCTCGCCGGATGGCTTGATGAGCGTGGGTGGCGGCGGTTCGACCAATCTCACGGAGACACTATTTACCCGTACCGAGTGGCAGTCGATGAAACCATCCTCGATGCACGGCTACCTGTTCGATGGGCGATACATCGGCTTCTACGATACCGGCACGGTGCAGGGTGGATTTATCCTTGACTTGAGTTCTGGCGAGTTCATGCCACTTTCGTTCTACGCGACCGCAGGCTACTACGACCCGCAGCGCGACGCGCTTTTCCTTGTGATCGGCGGCACTCAGCTTGTCAAGTTCGATTCCGCATTGACCTACCGGACGGGCATGTGGCATTCCAAGAGCTACTACCTGCCTTCACCGCGCAACATGGGTTACGCCCGCGTCGAGGCATCGGCGTACCCGGTCACAATGTCGGTGACGGCAACCTTAAGAAGTTCGGCCGAGGCAACGGCGGTGGCCGCTGAGTACCCCGGTGTCGTGACAGCCAGCGGCAACAAGGCAACTTATTCGGTGAGCGTGACGGACGATAGGGTTTTCGCTCTGCCCAACGGCTTCGATGCGAAGGTGTGGGAGTACGAGCTACAGACTGCCAACGAAGTGCTGTCTTCCGGCATTGCGCAGTACGTTCAAGAGTTCGCCAATGGCTAGATTCGGCCTTCCGGCAATCACCAGTCAGATAGGAAGCGATCTGCGCCAATTCCTTGATCGCGTCCGTGAGTTCATTGAGTCATCGACACGCGGGGATACCGCACTGATCACGCGCAGTACGCTAATCGACTCGGGAATCGCCGTAGTCGGGCCGGGCAATTCGCTGCTGCCTGGCGCATCATCGGGTGGAACGCCGGAGTTTTCTACCGTACCACCACCTGCCCCGGCTGGTTTGTTCGCCTCCGGCACGCTGACCTCGATCTACCTGACGTGGAACGAGCCGGGATACAGCAACCATTCCTACAGCAAGGTGTTCAGATCGGTCGATGATAACTTCTCGAATGCAGTGCTGATCGGCAGTTCCTCGACGCGCATCTTTACCGACTCGACAGGTATGGGGGCTGACTACTACTACTGGGTTCAGCATGTCAGCAAGGCGGATGTTCCCGGCCCAGTGGTGGGCAGTGGCGTCGGGAGTAGCGGTGTGCATGCCTTCACGTCGGCGGACAACACGCCGATGCTTAATTTGCTGGAAAACGCCATCACGGCGGCGCATGTACAGGCGGAGTCGATCACGGGCGACCGCATGGTGGCTGCAACTATCAGCGCCAGCCGCATGAATGTGACGGAGCTTTCGGCGATAACAGCCAACATGGGCGCTGTTACGGCTGGCTCGGTGACGCTGGATGCTTCCGGTTTCGTTCGCGGGGGTTCGACTGGGTATCTGACCGGCTCGGGCTTCTGGATGGGGTATCACTCAACGACTTACAAGTTCCATATTGGCAACCCAATCGGTGAATTCATCGCCTGGACTGGCAGCGGATTGTCTGTGCAGACGCCGCAATTCACGCTCTCTGGCGGAAACGCGACATTCTCTGGCGAACTTAGCGCCGCAACGGGTACGTTTGGCGGCGGCATCACCGGTACTTCTGTTATCGGCGAAGCCCAGCTTGCCGGGTCTGCTGTGACTGCTCCAAAGATCGCGGCATTGCAGGTGCAGGCGGGGCACATGGCGGCCAACTCGATCACGGCGGGCGCTATCGCGGCGAATGCTGTCACCACGGGGAAAATAGCGGCGGGGTCGATCACGGCGGCGAGTGGGGCGATTGCTGATCTTGCGGTGAGCACGCTGAAAATTCAGGATAACGCGGTGACAGTTCCGGTTTCTGCCTATGCGTCGAATTTGATGAGCCTGGCGAACAGCCAGCCGGGGCCGTTCTCGATAGATATTATCTCAGCCACTATCACCGTACCAAACATACCTGTTTTTCTCGCATTTTCATTTTCCGACGCATCGGTATCAGACCCTACGGGCTACCTTTACATGGACGCAGGGACGGGTAGCAAATTAAAAATACAGATACTCAGGAATAGTGCCGTCATAGCTGAGTTATTGTCCTTGGATGGGCTAACAACAAATGTTTCCTTGCGGAATTTTAGCATGTCCGATAACCCCGGTTCGGGGACGTTCACTTACACATACAGAGCTATATGGACTGGCTCTATGGTTTGTGGATATAAATATTCCGCAAGATCAATTTTTATACTAGGCGTTAAAAAATGAAAATACTAACCAACTCGAATTTACCCGCACTCCCTTTCGTCGTCTGCGATGCCGCAGGGCGAATCCTGCGCACCGGCAGCGCGCCTGGCCAAATGATTGACCTGCAGGCGCAGTCGGGCGAGCTGGTTTTTGCAGGTACAGCGGGGCCGAATGACTTCATCAGCGACCCTACCGGCGCAGCCGAAGCAGTGCCGCGTCCGGCATCGCCGGTGACGATAGATAAAACTACCGTGCAGGCTGATGCGACCGATTCGGTGATGCTCTCAAATGTCGGCGCTGGTGCCACGGTAAGCGTGACCGGCCCTGTTTCCAGCAGCGGCACAGGCGACGGCACACCCATTTCACTAACCTTCGAGGCGGCGGGGCAGTATTCGATCACCGTGCAGCACTTCCCCGATCTGGATTTCATGGCGGTGGTCGATGCAACTTAATCTCTCAAAATTTGCCGATGTCGCGGCCTGCCGCGTCTGGGCTGCTGAGCAGATTGACGCCGCCGCAGGCCGCGCCCGCGCACGCTATCTCACCACCGTGCCGGGGCAAGAGGCCACCTACACCGCCAAGTATGCGCAGGCGCAGGCATACATCTCCGCCGGTTATCCGGCGGACGCCAGCCCTTACCCGTGGATCGCGCAAGAGTCGCTACGTACCGGATTGACACACACGCAAGCGGCAGACCGCATCAAGGCCACCGGCGACGTGTGGGCCAACCTGGTCGGCCCCGCCATCGAGGGCTTGCGCATCGGCGGCAAAGACAGTCTCCCGGCGCTGCTGACGATCGCCGATGTATTAACCCACTGCCGCAGTGTGATCGCGGCGCTGGATGGCATTTGATGCGGACTGCTCCGCCCTGCCGATGAGCGCCGCCCTACTGCTCGACCGTCACGATCTCGTCTCCGGTTGGGTGGCGGCGAAGACCGGATACCTGCCGGGCGGAAAGTATTGGGCAGTCGGCCTGATCGAATCAGATGGCTTCACGCAGCGCATTGTCGCTGGCTGCGTTTTCGATAACTGGCGAGGCCATGACATTACCGGACATATCGCCTGCGACGCACCGGTGACGCGACCTTTTCTGCATGCCATCCATGACCTACCCTATCGCGTCCTCGGTGTGCGGCGCATCACCGCCACAGTGCGCGCCGATAACTCAGATTCCATGGAATTCCTGCGCCGCATCGGATTCAAGCACGAAGGCACGATTCTCGCTGGCTACCCCGATGGCTCAGACCGCTTCATATTCGGACAACTCAAGGAGAATGCAAAATGGCTCGCTTCACGATAGAAACCGATCAGGGAGCGCTGATCTACGACACAGACCCATGCGCACTGACCGATGCGGAAGGTAATGCCGTCGATTTGTCGCCGCTTGGCTACCGCGAGTACATGCCGGATGTTGCTACCGACAACGGGCAGGAGTTATTCTCCATTGACTCGCCACTCATCGGTAAGGTGCAGCCGCGCATCCTCAAGATTCAACTTGGTCTTGGCTGTAACTATTCCTGCTCGTACTGCTCCCAGGGCGGGCAGACTGAGGACAAGAGCAGCCGCGCCGATGCCCGCGAGTTCCTCGATGGTCTTGACGACTGGCTGACCGAATCGCCGCAGAAGATCGAGTTTTGGGGCGGCGAACCCTTGCTGTATTGGGACAAGCTGCAAATCCTCGCGCCGGAACTGCGTACCCGCTTCCCGGATGCGCGTATGTCTATCGTTACCAACGGAACGCTATTGACGGCTGAGCGCGCCGATTGGCTGCACGGGCTGGGCTTCTCAATGGCAGTATCGCATGATGGGCCAGGTCAGGATAAGCGTGGCAAAGACCCTTTCGAGAATAGCGAATGGGCTGAGATGATTCGCGCTGTGGCACAGTTGTTCGATGATCGCTTCTGCATCAACACGGTAGTCACGCCGGGGAATCATGATCTATTTGCTATTGCGATGTGGTTTGCAGATCGCTTCGGTTTCGATGTCAAGGTCAACATCGAGGATGTAGTGACGGACTACGGCGGAGCGTCATGGACTGGAGAGCAACTGCGCGAGATGGAAACATCGATGCGCGAACAAGTGACCAGCGGCATTGCTTTCCACTTTCCACGCTTGCGTTGGAGCGCGCAGCAGTTTCTTGAATCGCTGGTGGTGAGCAAGCCGTTGGCAGGTTCTCAGCAGGTTTGCGGTATGGATAGGCGTGACCAGCTTGCAGTTGATCTCAAGGGCGCTGTGCTGACCTGCCAGAACGCCGGGGCAAAGTCGGGGCATACCATCGGCAGCGTTTCGGCACTGGGTGATGTGGCGCTGGCGGCACACCCGTGGGCGACTCGGAACAAGTGCACGGACTGCCCGGTGGTGCATCTTTGCTATGGCTCGTGCATGTTGTTGCCGGAGGGGGGTTTAGAGTTGAAAAACTCCTGCGCCGCCTCGTACTATTACAACATGGGAATTCTCGGCGGACTCATTCAGCGATTGACGGGCGCTAAAGTGCGCTCAGTCAGTGGCGCGCGCCCGCATCCTGTTATCTCTCTTAAGGTGGCGGCATGAAGACTCTACACTTAGAAACCGGCATCCGTGCCCGAGGGCAATTTGAACGGCAATCCAATAAGATGGAGGCGCGGCTAGAGCAGGCGGGTCTCTGTTCCGGCGGACTTTTCGATTGCGATTGTGCCTGTGCTGCCCCACCAGACTATTCAGGCGTCGCCAACTCATCGAAGGAATCCAGCGAAATCATGGCGGCGCTGGGGCGAGAGCAACTAGCCGAGACGCGCCGACAGTACGATAGGAACACCGCTATATCCGATCCAATCGTCAAGGCTCAGGCCGGACTGATGGGGCAAACGATAGAGCAGGGCGACGATTACTACAAGTTTATGAAGGATTACGGGAGACCGACGGACATTGCCTTGCAGCAGGAAGCGATGGCGTCTGGCGGTACGGCGGCACAGGAGGCGGCGGCCGGTCGGGTACGTGGCGGACTGGAACAGGCGCAAGCGTCTGAGATGGCGCAGGAGAACCGCGCCATGGCTGGTATGGGCGTGAACCCCAACAGCGGACGCTTTGCCGGTCTCTCGTCATCTCGCAGCGTGGCTAATGCGGCCATGACTGCCGGTGCAATGGATAAGGCGCGTATGGACGAGAAGAATCTTGGTTTTGCCAAGAAGCTCGACGTGTCAGGCGTATTCCGTGGCCTGCCTGGTGCATCTCAGGGCGCTTATTCGGTAGCCAACCAGAGCGGAAATTCTGCCGTCGGCAACACCATGGCGCCAGGTCAAGCGATGGTCAATGGCATGGGGCAGGGCGCACAGACGATAGCCTCCGGCCAGGCTATGAAGATCAACGGGCTGTCCAGTGTGATGAACGCGCAGCAGAATCTAAACATCGCCAACGCCAATATGTCGAACCAGAGTGGCGGAATGCTACAGGGGCTGGCCGGTCTTGGTATGGCTGCTGGCTCACTGGGATGGCAACCATTCAGCGACGACAACCTCAAGGAGAACATCGTACGCGTCGGTGAGAATGAAAAGTACGGTTTCGGCATCTACGAGTTCAACTTCAAGGGCGACGATGTGCGCTGGCGTGGTGTGATGGCCAGTGAGATTGAAAAGCTTATTCCTGATGCTGTCTCAGTCGATGAGGACGGCTACCGGCATGTCGACTACGCCAAGATCGGCGTCGAAATGGAGAGGGTTCAATAATGGCTTCTGGATTCGGTAAGGCGATTGCAGGACTAGGGGCGCTGGCCGGTGGCTGGGCGCAGGGGCGGGACATAGCAGAAAGGTCTGCGGCTCGCAAGGAAGATCGCGAGTATTTGAAGAAGCAGCGCGACCGTGAAGAAAAGAAGTTTGCCGGGCAGGATGCGATCAGTGAGGCGATGAGTCAGGCCATGTCCGACGTGGAAGGTAGCCCGCCATCCATTGCGCCTGGCTTAGGCACTGTGACGCCACCCGCGCAGGCGTCGCAAGCACAAGCAACGCCGACGCAGCAAAGTGCAGTGCGAGAAGGTCTCAGTATTGGCAATTCGCAGCAGCCATCGACGCCGGAACCTGCTACCGCGACAGCACCCGCTGGGCTGGCTGGCGCGCCCAAGCTGCCTGCCATGCTGGCGCAATACAAGCGCACGCAGGCTGGTATTGATGCTGGTATGAAGGCTGCGGCGAGAAATGGCAACATGGAGGCATTTACCGATCTATTCAATAAAGGTAATGCGATACGCGGCATCGTACGCGACCAGCAGCGCGAGATTGCCGACCGAGAGCATGCGCTGTCCGGCGGCAAGGACTTCATGCCATACGCCCGCATCTTCACGGACATGGTGGATGATGGCACGCAGATTTCAGACATTGCCGCCAACCCGGACGGCAGCTACGTTCTCAAGGGCACAGATCGCGCCGGTAAAGCATTAGAGACGCCGGTTAAGGATGCGGCGGAAATGCGCAACCTGGTAGGTCAAATTTTTGATCCAGCGACTGCACGCAAGCTGGAAGCTCAGAAGGCTGCGAAGTTATGGGAATTGAATGCGGAAATTACCAAGGCTACCGCTGTCGAGGCGGCCAAGGCTGGATTCAAGGAGCCGGAAGTCGTCAAGCGCGGCATGGGCGCCGATGCGCCAGACCAGATCGGTACCATGAAGGGCGGGAAGATCACATGGCAAACTGGTGATGGCAATGCCGCTGATGAGGCTAGGCCACTCGACAAGAAGACCACGGACTCTATGCGTACCACTGTGATGGGGCTCTACAAGGTGTCCGATATGGATTCCATGAACCCGGATATTCGCCAGAAGGTTGGCAATGCCATGACCTACGGCTCTATGCTCTTGCAATCTAACATGGGCACCAATGCTGGTAGACGACTGGACATCAACACGGCAGCCAAAATTGCCAGCGATATGGCTGAGGGGATCTTGCCAGAGGCGCGAATGAAAGACCCTGACGGCAGCGTATGGCGTGGGGTTACTGTCAATGGGGTGTTCTATCGCCTCGATCCGACCCCGGTACAGGCGGGGGGTGGCGCGAAGGCTCCCGGTCTCGGCTCGACAGGTGGCGGAATGCGCGTACCGTCGGATGTGCAGGCGCAGCGTGACATCGAGGCCGGAAAACTGATGGTCAATGAGCAGGGCGGGCTCGCTGGTGCCAAGGCCAACTTGGCGGAACTCGACAAAGCTATCGCAAAAGAGCGGAACTCAACCTCCAAGAAAATCTTGCAAAGCGAGCGTTTGCGCTTGGCGGCCGGAATCAAGGCCGTGGAGCCAGGTAGCGGTGGGGCAAAGAGCGCAGTGAAGACGGCCCCGGCGGAAGCCCTGGCCTACCTTAAGAAAAACCCTGCTGCTGCGGAGCAGTTCAAGAATAAATACGGCTACCTTCCCGAGGGATTCTGATGAGCGGAAATATCTTTGATCAGTTCGACGGCGCGTCGGCTGGCGGCAATGTCTTTGATCAGTTCGACGAAAGCCCAGCGCCAGAAGTCATTCCAACGCCGAAGGAGGTGAAGAAAAACGCCTTTGGCCACGCCATCTACCCGCAGTCTGAGATGGTGCCGGTGGAAGGATTTGAGGTCAAGCCGCCAAAAATTGAACAGAAGTCTGGGCTAGAAGGGATTGCAGACGCCTTCACGACCGGCATTGGGAATGTTGGACGCGCCACAAAGGCGACGGCTAACACCTACGCTGGCAACCGTGGCGCGGTAGAGGACACGGCCAAGGCCCAAGCGGCTGTGCCAAAAGCCAAAGAGCTTGACGCTTTTATGAAGGACTACACTGATCGCATCGCTAAGTCGAAGGGCAAGAATGACGACGTAGGCGTGCTGGATGCTATCGGCGACTTTGCGGCGGCGGCGTGGGATAACCCCATGGGCGCGACGCAATCCATGGTAGAGCAATTACCCAATGCCGGGCCTGTGCTTGCAGCGGGATTCGCGGGAGCCAAGGTTGGCGCTATTGGCGGGACAGCGGTAGCGCCCGGCGTCGGAACGGCTGTTGGCGCTGTGGCTGGCGCATTCGCAGGCATGTTCCTTGGCAATACCATTCTTGAGACTGGCAATAAGGCCATGGAGAAATCCAAAGACGGCTTTACCGAAGAAGAGCGAGCATCTGCCATTAGAGAGGGCGCGACCAAAGGGGCGGTGATTGCTGGCGTGGATCTGGCGACCCTGGGAATTGGTAGCGTAGCGATGAAGACCATCGGCAAAAATGCAGTCAAGGCCGGGGCGATGGCTGAGGCCAAGGTGCTCATGGATGCTGGAGTCGATGTCACCAGCAAAACGGCGATTGCAAATGCACTGACGACACAGCAGGCGCTGCGCGAATCAGCGAAGGCGGCGGGTAAGGCTGCGGCCAAGGCGGAATTGTCAGCTGCAGCCAAGGCGGGCCGCGCTGGAGTTGGTCTGACGCTGGAGACGATTGGCGAGGGCGGTGGCGAATACCTTGGTGAGGAGGTCGCCACAGGCAAGGGGAATGTTGCTGATGCTGTCATGGAGGGCTTCATGGGGGCCGGGCAATCCGCTGCCGAGACGGCCTACAATTACAATCGGGCATACGGCGCTGGAGATGCTGGGAAGATTGCCGATGCTGGGCAAGGAATTCCCGGTACCGAGCCTCCTGTCTCAGCCGATACCGAATCTACTACTCCTCTCGGAGCTGCGCAGGAGCCGGAAACCGTTCCTCCAGGCATGGCAGAACCGTCCGACTTGCAGATGCAGAACCGTGACCGTGGCACGGTGTCGTCCATTACGCAAATGCGTTCCATCGCCAATGCGCCAGACTTCGACCGGCTGGGTGCATCACCCATTGCTGACGTTGGAGCCCCGCTGGTTTCCGTCAAGGAGAATGCCGACGGCACTGTTGCGCCAGGGGACATTGGTGGTTCGAGCGAGATCACCCTGCCGGATGGGGCTAAGGTTCCATTCCGCTATGCCGTGGTTGACGCGGGTGCAATCATGGCGTCACACGATGCCAACGGAAAGATTAACAGCGACTACGGCAATGCCCAGGCAGGGCAGGTCGTTGCACTGACCAATGGACGTGTCGCTGGGTTGCAGGCTGCCTACGCTTCCGGTGTAGCTACACAACCGGGTGGCTACATGGATCGACTGCTGGAATCTGGTGAGCAGTTCGGTATCTCGCCTGATGCGATTACCGGCAAGGCTGCCCCAGTTCTGGTGCGCCTCTATGATGATGCGATCAACGCCCGTCCAGACATCGGCAAGATGAGTAATTCCGGCGGCTCGATGCGCATGTCCGCTCAGGAAGTCGCAAGAAATGACGCTCGTGTTTTGCCTGACATTGGCGGCCTAGTGTTAGGCGAGAATGGCGAGATCGACACACCGGCTAATCAACCGTTCATTCGAGGCTTCGTTCAGGCAATGCCCGATGCGGAGCGCGCTGAATTGCTGGATCGTGATGGACGCCTATCGCAGGTCGGTATGCGTCGTGTGCGCAACGCCATCATCCACCGAGCCTATGGCGAGTCACCCGTGTTTGGCCGACTGGTGGAGTCGATGGATTCCGGCATGGCCAACCTGTCGAAGGCGTTGATTCGTGCTGCGCCCAAGGTTGCCCAAGTGAAGGAGTTGATGGCGGCTGGTGCCGCCCGCGACATGGACATCACGGGTACGCTGGTGCGTGCGGTGTCGGAGCTGGATGCGATGCGCAAGAACGGTTTAAGCCTGGCCGACTTCCTCGCGCAGGCGCGGCTGCTCGACCAACTGCCGCCGGGTCTGATTGAAGTGCTGTCCTTCCTCGATAGCAACCTGCGTGCGCCTAGCCGCATCGCGGCCTTTATCGAATCCTATTATCAGCAGGTCGAGTCACTTGGCGACCCGCGCACGCCGGATATGTTCGGCGCACCGGAAGTGAGCCCCGGCCAGATGCTCAACACAGCCGCGACTGCGGCGCAGGAGGTTCAAGATGGAAGCGATGGAACTGGCGCAGAATTTGGAGACGGCACAGGAGCGGGCGAAAGCGATGCCGCCGTTGCAGGCGGAGTTGCGGGCAGCGAAATTTCGTCGGCAGTACCCGGCGGTGACCAGTCTAGTGAAGGAATTATCGAGCAAACCGCAGGCGCTGGAGAAGGTTCTGGCGGCGCTTCCGCAGGGGTAGCCGATGGCCTGCAAAGACTTGCCACTGCCGCAGAAACTGACGAGAGCGGTCAAGCTGGGGGTGTTGAGCAAGACGGAAGCGTGGCAGATCGAGGCATATCACCAAGCGGCAGGAATGATGCCGGACGGGTTGATGATCCTGCCGGAGCAACTGCACCCGGCGGCGGAGAGGTTGAGCCTGCACGAATCGACGATGGGGACGCGGAAGCAGTAGCGCCTACTCCAGAACCTGAGCAACCGGATACCAAGGAAACGGTCGGATCAAAGATCGCTGCCGAGTTGAAGGCGAAAAAGAAGCCCGCCAAGCCCAAGCAGGATCAAGCTCAATCCGAGAC